CGATCAGGTGAAGCAGGCGACCGTACTGACGCAGTACGTGGACAAGGGGATCCTGCGGCGCAACGAAGCGCGCGAGAAGATCGGTGAAGAACCGGCAACGGAGCCCGAAGCCAACATGCTGACGGTGACCACGGGATCAGGCGCGATTCCGCTGGGCGCATCCGTGCAGGCGGCCGCCAAGCCGGGAGAGGAAGGGGCGAATGGAGTTCCTGCTAAGGGAAAAGGTGGAGAGGGAGCGGCGGCTGGCGCAGGATCGGGCGCGGGTGAAGGCCATGCTGGCCAGGGTGGAGAAGGAGACGGCGCCGTTGCTGACGGCCGCGGCAAGCCCGGCAAGTCCAATAAGCCCAACGGGGGCGCTGCGGCGAAGGCGCAAACGGAAAACCGGCCCATCGGATTCGCGGCGGGAACGTTGATTGCGGAGCCTGAGCCTATGCAGCATGGTGTGCTCACTATAGACCATGGGACGCAACCCATGAGTGCAAGCCTGAGCCAGCCTATTACGAAAAAGGTAGAACCTCGCATCAAGCCGGTCATTCATCCGGGCCGCCTGCTACCCACTTCACTCCTGGCGCGGAACAAGATGGAGCGTGACCTGACGCAAGTCTTCAAGACTATGCGGCGCAAGATCACGAAGGCCATCGCGAGTCAGATGGGAGTTCCGCATGCTCATCTGGAGAAGGCGAACGCGGACGCCACGCTGCAAGCGGCGCTAGAAAGTCTGTCTCTCGAATGGATGAAGATTGCGAAGCTCGCCCAGCAGCCCTTGACGGATACGGCCGTGGCCGGGGCCACGAAGGGCGCCCTGGAGCTCAACATCACGGCCGAGGATATGCTGGGCGGTATCAATGAGGTTGCGGCGAATTGGGCCGAGGCGCGTGCGGCTGAACTCATCGGCATGAAGAGGGATGCAGACGGCAGTCTAATTTCCAATCCCAACGCAAAGTGGGCCATTACGGATGCGACCCGGGATAAGCTGCGCGTCATTATCCATGACGTGTTCGAACAGGAAGCGCCGCGCACGCTGCGCGCGCTGGAGAACCGCATCGAGCAGGCCGGCATTTTCTCCGACACCCGGGCGACGATGATCGCCAAGACGGAAATCTCCCGAGCTCAGACGCAAGGAAACCTGCTGTCTTGGCAAGAGTCGGGCCTGGTCAAGAAGCTGAATTGGATCCTGGCTTCAGATCACGACAAGGACGATGTCTGTGATGAGCTGGCTGCGGGCAGTCCGTATCCGATCGATGAGGTTCCAGAGCTGCCGGCCCACCCGAACTGCTACTGCGCGCTCATCCTGGCGGACTGGGCTAAAGACGTGGAGTGAGCCATGCCCTATGACAGCGTGAAGGATGTTCCCGAGTACGTGCCGAAAGCCAAGCGGCGCCAATGGCTAAAAGTCTTCAACAGCGCCTATGCTGCGGCGCTCAAGGACGGCAAGGGAGCGAAAGAGGCCGAGCAGTCGGCTTTTGCTCAAGCGAATGCGGTCGCGGGACCAAACGCTGAAAAGGAGAAAGCCATGCGGACACCCAAGTTTGACAAGTTCATCCCGTTCGCGAAAGTCGATGAGGCGCGCCGTGAGGTTTGGGGGATCGTGACGGCGGAAGTTCCCGACAAGGACAACGAGGTCTGTGACTACCTCAAGTCGAAGCCCTACTATGAGGCGGTCATCTCCGAGATGGGCAAGGCCACCGAGGGCGGGAATTACTTCCCCTTGCGCTACATGCATCAGCTCGAGGCGGTGGGGAAGTGCATTGCCTTCGATTTCCGTGATGAGGATCGTGAAATCTTCATGGGCTTCAAGGTGGTGGATGACGAGGCGTGGGACAAGGTCATGGAGAAGGTGCTCACCGGATTCTCGCATGGCGGGGCGCTTGTCGATATAGCGCCTGATCCCGTCTTCGAGGGCTGCAAGCGGTACACCGCCAACCCCACGGAGATTTCCCTCGTGGATAATCCTTGCTTGGCCACGGCTCATTTCGCCTACGTCAAGAAAGATGGGACGGTGGAGCTGAGGAAGTTCTCGAAGGTCCTTCCGGCTGGGCCCAGTGATGGGCGCTTGGAGGCGCTGGAGTCTCAGATCACCTTGCTCAAGGCGCATGTGATGGGCAAGGCCAAGACGAAGCGCGTGGACGGCGAGGAGCTTGCAGCTTCAGCCTTCCTCATCGTCGGGGATCCGGAGAAACCGGAGACGTGGCTGATGCCGGTCGAGTTCGAGGATGTGAGCAAGACGCGCGCCTACTTGCGAGATGCCGTGATGCGCACGCGCTTTCTGAAGGTGGGCTCTGCGGAGAAGAACGCCGCGTTCACCAAGCATCTGAACGCGCTCTGCCAAAAGTACAAGATTGATCTGAGGGCGGAAATGGTACGGCAGGCAAAGGTTGCGGACTGGATGCGCAAGTCCGTCCGCATCCATGTGAACCGGCTGGCGCGCACCGTGAAGGGCGGGAACGTTGGCTACACCCTGGGCACGCTTGACAATGAACTCGGGCAGATGGCCAAAGGTTTGTCTGAAGTCTCGCGGCTGTCCGAGGTCATTCAGGGGCTCTGCTATCTGGCGTACAACGTCACTGAGGAATCCGAATGGGAGGGGGATGAATCTCCCCTTCCCGGACTCCTGGCCGCAAACGTGGACGGACTTCTTGCCACGCTCCTGCGGATGGTTGAGGAAGAGTCTGAAGAGTTGCGGGCGGATCTGCGCACCCGCATGACATAACCTTGAGCTTTCCCGGTCGCTCACAACTGGCCGCCCTAGGCGGCACGGAGGAAACCAACATGAATAACGAAGAGAAAGTGAAGAAGGGCGTCGCCCTCCATCAAGCTCTCGCTGAAACGCACAAGGCGATGGCGGCCGAGCATCAGGCCCACGGGGAATTCTGCTCGGCAAAGGCGGACGGCATGGAAGACGGAGATGCTCACAAGGGCTACTTCGGCAAGGCGGCATCGTTTCACAAGGCATTGGCCGCGAATCATTCCTCGATCGCCGCGCTGCACGCGGCGCACGCCGAACCGGATGGAGACGAAGAAAAGGTGGCTGCTGCAAAGGCCGCGGGCGCTCCGGCTCCTGCTGCTGCTGTGGTGGTCGCACCGGCCGAACCCAACGCTGCTGCTCCGGACTCCGGAAGCGTCGAGTCGATGGTGAAGGAAACCACGACCGGGCTCGTGAAGTCGGCGCTCGAAATGCTGAAGAGCGATGACACCGTTCAAGCGGAGATTCGCAAGATGGTCCTCGCGGGCGTGCAGAGCGCGCTCGGAGACAAGATCGTCCCGGATTCGATTCATGCGATCCTGCCGACCAACCCGAACGGGCCTCGGCTCGTGCCGCGTCCGGGCGGGGCTGAGATCCCGACCACAGGCATCGATCCGCAACTGCGCAAGTTCGTCGAGGCATAAGGTGGCCTCGTCTTGATTTCAGGCGAGTCGTCTCCGGTCAGCGGCTCGGATTCATCAGCATTCAGTCGCACGTCAAATTCAGATCGGAGAGAGGCGCACATGAAACTGCAACAGGATGTTTACGCTGCCGCAACATACGCCAGCCGAAATTACATGGCCAAGGCGCTGGCTACGGATGCGTCGCTCGCCAAGCTCTGCTTGGAAGCGAAAAATCTTCCACCCAAGGAATGGTCGCTCGAAAACGACCTGGTGAAACGGGCGGGCCGCGAGTACATCAAGGCCCTCATGAAGGCTGGCGTCACGACCAGTCTTGGCTTCAACTTCTACGACCTCAGGGGGCCGGCTTACATGATCTTCCCCTTGAACACGCCGTTCATTCAAATGATCCCGAAAGCGGGGAAAGTCAATGCGGGCGTGGGCACGGTCGCGCATTGGAAGGCCACGCGGAATCCGAACTCGACGTTCGTCTATGCGGGCGTGCAGGAAGGCAAGCGCAACGCCACGGCGACCCCGGACGAGTACGACTATTTCGCGACCTACAAAGAGATGGGCGAGGAAGGCGGGGAAACCTTCACGGCGCAGTGGGCCGGCGAGGGCTACACCGACAACCTCGCGGATGAGCATTTCCGCAACCTGGCTCGCCTGCGCCTGCAGGAAGAGATGATCACGATCTGGGGGAACGCCGGACCCTCGACCATCCTCGGGCAGACCACCGGCAACCTGGGATTTGCGCTGGGACAGGCAACGACTCCTACCGTGGCGGCCAGCGCGACGGCCGGGGCTCTCGGCGCCGCGAACGTCCATGTGGCGGTGATCGCGATCACGGCGATGGGCGTCAATCCGGGCGGCCAAGCGGGCTACAACATCCCGCCGACCGTGGCGCGTGGCTTGACAGCCAAGACGCTGCGGACGAACGCGGACGGATCCAGCACGAACGTGGCGGGCGGGATCTCCGCGATCTCGAACGTAACGACCGGCACCGCAAACTCTGCCGGCAGCGTCGAGGCGTCGATCGCGGCCATGGTAGGCGCCGTCGCCTATGCGTGGTACTGGGGCGTCAACGCCAACTCCACCGTGGACACGCTCACCCTGGGCGCGATCACGGCATGGCCGCATTACACGATCAAGGGTCTCCCGTCCGGAAGTCAGACCGGCAACGCTTCGGGCTTCACGAACGACAACAGCTACCAAGTGACCGATTTTGACGGCCTGGGAACCTACACGTTCAATAATGGCCTGGTGACCGACATGGACGGCGGAACGTTCACTCCGGGCGGGAACGGACAGGTCGTCGAGTTGGAAAGTGACCTGTCATCGCTCTGGGAACTCTACCAAGCGCAGCCGGACGCCATCTGGTGCTCCGCCGACGTGCGCGCGGCTCTCGATTCCGCGATCGTATACAGCTCCACGGGATCGAACAGCTACATCTTCCAGTACACGAAGGATTCGCAGGGCTCCTTGATGGGCGGATTCCTGGTGTCCTCCTATAAGTCGAAATACTCCATCAACGCGGAGGGCGGGACGGCCATCCCGATCCGGATCCATCCGATGTTCCCTCCCGGCACGTTGCTCTATGACATCAACACGAACCCGTATCCGCATTCGCGGGTTCCGGCCATGCGGCAGTTCTTGCTGCAGCGCGATTACTACGCCATCGAATGGCCCATCGTGACGCGCCAATGGACGTTCGGGACTTACATCCATGAAGTCCTGGCGCACTACATGCCGTGGATCAGCGCTCTCCGCACCGGCATCGGCCCGTTCGTAGCTCCCTAAATAGCGGGTGACGAAACGGCCGGCATGTGGGATCGACCTGCGGGGTGCTTATCAAAAGAAGGCACCCCGCAGAATTTTGCAGATATTCGACAGGAGGAGCGAGATGCAATCAAATCTCAATGTGAAAGTCACCCGCTCCGGTGAGCCTGTCAAAATTCCCAACCTTGCGTTCGGCTCCACCTCTCTTGAAATCACCTATCAGATCACGGGCAGCCCTGACACCCTGAGCCTGATCCTTTCTGCTCCATGCTCGGACGGAGGCGAGGTTCTTGATTCCTATGCGGGCCTGACGGACACGACGCGCACGGTCTTGCTGAGCTCCACTTATGGTTCCTTCGAGTTGATGCCGATATGGACGGGCGGCTCCAACGTGTTAGTCAGCGTGGACGTCTTCATCAGTGGACCGGGTGCGACTTATGTTGAAACGGCTACTGCGGGAAGCGCGGGAGCGACCGGCGCCGCGGGCGCTGCCGGTGTTACGGGCGCTGTCGGTGCCACGGGGGCACCTGGGGCTACGGGCGCGACTGGGGCTGCGGGTGCAACCGGCGCAGTGGGCGCGACTGGCGCAGTGGGCGCAACCGGTCCGGCCGGAGTCAGTTCGCTACAGGTGGGCGGAATCATGGGTGGGTATAGCGGCCATCAGCAGACGACTCTAACCTTGGCGCCCTGGGCGACCGGTTGGCAAGGGAGTGCTTTCGCCGCCACCACCAAGTTCAGTATCATGCCGTTCTCGGCGGCTTTCAGGAATCTGTCGATCAAGATGGTGGCGCCTCAGCCTACGGGCACCGCCTATTTTGGTTCCTTTGCGCTTTCCGATGGCAGCAG